TCAGGCGTTCCTCTCCCCGAAACGGTCATGACTAAGCCACCAAGCCCCTTTGAGAAGCCATGACAGCCTCTACAAAGCGCAAACAAGCCTCGGTTGACCTCCCCATACGAGGGGCAAAGAAAAAACCGCTTATAGGGGCTGTAAAGCCTCGTATTCACACGCCTTTTCTAAAAACAGCTAGTAGATTGCCCGAAGTGTTAAAATTTTTGGAAACCATCAATCACAAATTGCTACCTTGGCAAGAATTTGTACTTGAGGACATGTTGCGAGTTACAAAAGAGGGTAATTTTCAAAGACGAACGAATTTGCTCATCACGCCGAGGCAAAACGGAAAAACTGAACTTGCGAAAGTGATGATCTTGGCTCACATGTTTGTTTTTAACTCAAAGAACATAATTGGTCTTTCTTCTAACCGATCTATGGCATTTGATGTGTTTAGAGCTGTGGCAAACACTATTGAAGAAAATGATGTGTTGTTGCAAAAGACAAAATCAATTAGATATACCAATGGACAAGAATCAATTACATTAACCGATAACACTCGTTACGAGATTGTTGCAGCCACTCGCGACGGTAGCCGCGGAAAACATGCTGACTTGTTATTTATTGATGAGTTACGCGAAATCTCGGTTGAGGGCTTTCAAGCAGCTGTTCCAACTACGAGAGCGCGTCCAGCCGCGCAAAGTCTTTATTGCTCAAATGCAGGTGACGCGTTTAGTACGGTGCTTAATGATCTTAGAACCAAGGCAATGGAGTATCCAAGCCCTTCATTTGGATTTTATGAATACTCAGCCCCAATGTCTATTAGACAAAACTTACATGACCGTAAATTGTGGGCAATGAGTAACCCCGCCCTTGGACATACCATAACGGAACAGGCAATTGAGGAAAGCATTGCAACTAACTCTATTGAAGCTACTTTGACTGAAACATTTTCGGTTTGGATTGATTCTCAGGTTTCCCCATGGACATTTGGCTCAATTGAGGCATGTAGTAAATCTGACTTAGTTTTGCCTGTTGGTGCAATGACAGTCTTTGCATTTGATGTAAGTCCTTCAAAACGCACTGGCACATTAGTAGCTGCCCAAATTGTTGACGGAAAGATTGGCGTTGGAGTTATGGAAACCTTTAGCTCTGAAATTGCTATTGACGAACATAAAATGACCCAAGCAATACATGATTGGGCTTTAAAATACAGACCTGTTCAAATTGCCTACGATAAGTACGCAACCGCCTCTATTGCTCAAAAATTAGAACAACAAGGTCATAAGTTAATTGATATTTCAGGACAAGCGTTTTATCAGGCATGTGGGGAACTTGCTGACAGTTTGACAAACTTAAGGCTTGTTCATTCAGGGCAGGAATCTTGGGTGCAATCCATGAATAATTGCGCCGCAAAACAAAACGATAGTTCTTGGAGAATTATTCGTAGAAAATCAGCTGGAGATGTAACTTCAAGTATTGCAACTGCAATGTGCGTTCATTTGTTGTCTAAGCCAATTTCTGTTCCAATGATCTACGCATGACGGTCAAAAGTGATATAATTCTCTAATGGGATTTTTCCGCGATTTAATCGGTACGACACCAAAAACTGTTATTAAGGCTGAGTTAGCCCCTTCAGTCATGGGCGATACTTTTAATTATTTTCAACCATTTCAACCATTAAGTTTTGATAGAGCTGAGGCAATCACAATTCCTTCAGTTCAACAGGCACGCAACATTATTTGCGGAATTATTAGTGGCATGGAACTTTCTACTTATTCAAAAGCCACTGGCGAAGAAATACCTAATTTACCTTGGGTTAATCAATTAACTAAAAACGCGCCAAACAATGTAACTCTTTCTTGGATTGTTGACTCATTAATTTGGTATTCGGTAGCGTATCTTCAAGTAAAAGAAGTTTATCAAGATGATAATCGCCCTGCAAGATTTGAATATGTTGTTAACTCAAGAGTTACAGTTGAATTAAATAATAACAACACACTCGTCAAAACCTACCATGTGGACGGAAAACCCGTACCAATGGAAGGTGTGGACAGTTTAGTTACGATTCAAATTGGTAAAGATTCTCTTTTAACTTCAGGTGCAAGAATACTTAGATCAGCTGCGGATTTAGAAAAAGCCGTTGCTGTTGCTTCAAGCACACCGCAACCCGCTGGCATACTTAAAAATAACGGTGCTGACATGGGTGAGAAAGAAGTTGCAGGATTATTGTCTGCATGGCGACGCGCTAGAGAATCAAGATCAACTGCATATTTAACTGCAAGTTTAGAATATCAGCCAACTGCGTTTTCTCCTAAAGATATGATGTATGTAGACGCCCTTCAAAATAGTGCAGCTCAAGTAGCAAGACTATTTAACATAGACGCATTTTATTTAAATGCTGACATGAACAACAGTATGGTTTATCAGAACATATTAGATAACAGGCGTCAGCTTGTTTCATTTACCCTTGCGCCTTATATCCAAGCGATTGAACGGCGTTTTTCTTTAGATGATCTTACACCTTCAACACAGCATATCCGTTTTGACATTGATTCAGGATTTTTACGGACTGACCCACTTGAAAGACTTGCTGTTGTTGAAAAGTTGTTACAACTGGAATTAATAACAATAGAACAAGCTAGAGCAATGGAAGACCTAAGCCCTAATGGAGATGAGTAATATGGAAATAATTAATTTTAGTGCAGATTTAGAAGCTTCAGAATCTCGAAGAATTATTGCGGGTAAAATTGTTCCGTTTGGTGATGAAATTGGAAACACCAGCGCAGGTAAGGTTGTATTTGAAGCAAACTCAATTCAAATAGATGAACCAAAAAATGTTAAATTGCTTTTAGAGCATGACCCAAAAATGCCAATTGGTCGAATGAAAAATGTAACCGAAGATTCAACTGGAATTTATGCTGAGTTTAAAGTTTCCAATACAACCCGTGGCACAGATAGTTTAATTGAGGCAAGCGAATCGCTTCGTTCAGGCTTGAGTGTTGGAGTGGAAGTTATCAAAGGAAAAAACAAAGACGGAGTTTATCGCGTAACCGCGGCTCGTCTAATTGAAGTTTCGCTAGTACAGGCAGCTGCATTTAAAACAGCTGAAGTAACCAGCGTTGCTGCGTCTGAAAATACAGAGGCAGTTTCAACCGAAACCAAAACAGAAATAGAGGAAATTGTGGAAAACACAACAACCGATACACCTGTTGCGACCGAGGTAGTAGAAACCCCAGCGGTTGAAGCTTCTCGCCCAACAGTAACAGCGGCGGTGTATACAACACCACGCGTTGCACCAATGACTTCAGCTCAATATCTTGAAAACTCAATCAGAGCAGCAATGGGTAATGACGAATCTCGTCAATTAATTCTTGCAGCTGATTCAAGCACTTCAACAAATACAGGTTTAACATTACCTTTGCACATGCAAGAGTTTGTTACCTCATCAATTTCAGATCGTCCAGCAATTGACGCGATCAGCCGCGGTACATTACCTGTTAGCGGTCTTTCTTTTACTGTCCCTAAATTGACAGTAGCCCCAACTGTAAATGAAGTTAACGAGGGTGCTGCAATGACCAATGACGAAATGGAATCAGGTTACCTAACTGCTTCAGTCGTTAAACTAGCCGCAAAAAATGAGGTTACTTGGGAACTCATTGATAGAAGCTCACCTGAGTTCATAAACGAGTTGCTTCGTGAGTTAAATGACGCTTATGCTAAAAAATCTGACAAGTTAGTTTTGCAAACAATTGTTGCAGACGGAACAGTTGCAACAGCAACAACAGCTGACGCAGACGGATTACAAGCTTTCCTTGCAACAGAGGCAGCAGCAGCAAAGAAGTCAACAGGTAAGTTTGCTCGCAACCTTATTGCTTCAACTGATGTTTGGGCTTCAATTATGGGCATGCAAGATTCAAGCAAGCGCGCTCTATACATGGCTTCAAATCCTCAAAACAATTCAGGTAATGTTTCAGGTCAATCAATAACTGGAACTGTACTTGGCGCAAACCTTTATGTTGACGCTAATGTTTTGGCTTCAGGATTTATTGATGATTCTTGCTTCTTAGTAGTACCTGAAGCAATTACATATTACGAATCACCTGTTACAAAATTACAGGTACAACTTTCTGATAATGGAAAGATTTCAGTACAGGTTTATGGTTATGCAAGCGTGCTAACAAAGCAAGCTGGCGGAATCCGCAAGTTTAACAAGTCTTAATTTAGACTGTTATTAAATGTGAGGGGGCTTTGGAAGCCTTAGCCCCCTTACTCTAAGAAGGGAATCATGGCAGCCACATTTTGCACCGAAGCCGAATTGCGAGCAAACCTTTCTTTGGGCAGCCTTTATTCTTCCGCAACAGTCGAGGAAGTATGTCAAGCTGGACAAAACATAATTACAGATTATCTGTGGAAAAACCAAGCATTTAATTCTGCACACTCACACATTGTTGGATTTGGTACATTGTATTTCGATACACCTCATGAGTTCTTTGTGGGGCAAGTAGTAACGGTAAGTGGTAACGGCGCGACTTTTAATGGTTCTAAAACAATTACAGACATAGATACATATTCAATTACTTTTGTAACTACACACTCAACGGTTGAACCAATTCACCCAACTTCACCTTATGGAACTGTTGCTGCAACTGATTATGTTACATACAGCACTATTCCCGAAGTAAAATTGGCGACGCTTATGGTGTGTACTGAAATTTGGCAAGCAAAACAGGCAGCTAACGGGGGCGCATTAGACCCTAACTTTCAACCAAGTCCTTTTAAAATGGGTTCAACTTTGATAGCGAAAGTCAGAGGCTTACTTGCGAACCACTTAGCGCCAAATGGACTAATAGGCTAATGACAGTTGCCGTTACAACTCTCAGAGCCTCAATCAAGTCCGCGCTAACTAATGCGGGGGTGTGGGATACATTTAGTTATGTACCAGCCACACCCACCGCCAATAGTGTTGTACTCAGGTATGCAGACCCAATGCTTGAGCCAAGCAACAATCAATATAATGTTGGTGCAAAAGCAAACTTTACAATTACTTGCATAGTACCAATGCTGGACAATCAAGCGTCTTTAATAGCATTAGAGGAAATGGTTTGCGCTGTCTTTTTAAAGCTAGTTGCCTCAACCATTAAGTTTAATGTTGAAAGCGTATCTGCGCCTTCAGTATTGCAGGAAGCTCAAGAAATGATGGTCAGCACGATCAACATAAGCACACTAACAACTTGGAGTTAATATGACACTTACAGACGAGGACATTGCCTTTCTTAAAAAGATTGGACAAGAAGTACCGCAAGACAAGCCAAAACCACAAATCACTAAGAAAGACGAGGAATAACCATGGCAACATTTTTAAATAACAAGGTAGGTTTTAAAGTAGCAACAGTTGATCTATCAGCGTATGTGCAATCTTTCGTCCTTAATCGCGTACTAGATCAAATTGAGATCAGCGCCATGGGGGACACCAGCCACAAATTTACAACTGGGTTGTCAGCGGATACCATAACCGTAACCTTCCTAAACAATGACGCTGCTTCAGGCGCAGGTTCAGTTCGTGCAACCCTTCAGGCTGCATTTGGAACTACTGTTGCTTTTACAGCATGTCAAGATACAGGTTCAGCAATTTCAGCAACAAACCCTATTTATTCAGGTACAATTCTTGTTGATAACTTAACCGATATCAATGCACCTTCACCAGCTGACATTGGCACTATGGACATTACATTTACTTGTAATTCAAAGACAGTTCCAGCAACGACAGGTACTTGGTAATAACAAAGGACTAAAATGATAAAACTTAAAATAACCAAGGCTTCAGGTGATGTTTTAGAATATGAAATAACACCTGCTATTGAGTTTGCATTTGAAAGAGAAATGAAATCAGGATTTCATAAGCGTTTTCGAGATGAGGAAAAGCAAAGTGATGTGTACTGGTTGGCTTGGGAATCTGAAAGGCGCAATGGTAACCACCCTGTGCCTTTCGGTGACGCCTATTTGGAAACTCTAGCCAAGGTGGAAATCCTTGACGCTGACTCCCCAAATGGATAACGCGGGATTCCTTTCACTACCTTGTTGCTAGGTTAGCAATTACAACAGGACTTCCGCACCAAACTTTTATTGATATGGATAGAGATTTGTTAAAGGCAACTTTAGCAGTCCTTAAAGACGACGCAAGGGCTAGGGAAAATGGCAACAGAGGTAAAAGGACTAATAGAGCTTAAAAAAACTCTTGCAGACTACGCCCCTAACCTTGCTGTGCAGTTAGACGATCAAATGGGTTTAGCTCTTGGTGGAATTGTTAAAAAAGCACAATCTTATGTGCCAGCAAGTTCCCCTTTAAGCAATTGGAATTACAGAAGGAGAACTGAGTTTTTTACCAATGCTGAAGGCAAAAGAATAAGAAAGTTTCCTTTGTATAACTCAGCAAAAATTGTGCAAGATATTAAATACAGCGGTACTCCACGAAGGGCTAATAAAAACGGTTTCAAAGCTGTTTATTACATTATTAATAAATCAGCGGCAGGTGCTATTTATGAAACAGCTGGCAGAAAAAACTCTAATGGACAACCTTGGGTTGGTCGCAAAGGTGACCCTAACGATCATGGAGTTAGCCATTCAAACAATCCAAATGCAGGTTCACAATTTATTCAAGCATTTGGTCAGATATATCAAGGCAACATTGAAAGTTCAACAAAGCGTGGGCGTTATATGAAAGGTCGTTTAATTTTTCGGGCTTGGGCTGAGGACGGTGGCAAGGCTAATGCAGCTGCTTTAACTGCTATTTACAATGTAAACGAAGAATTTAAAAAGAAACAGTATTTTAGAAAGGTTACTTTGTGAGTATTGTAATTGATATTGCCGCACAGTTTACTGGCAAACGAGCCTTTGCACAGGCTGAACAAGCAGCTGATAAATTGGGTAGAAGTGTTAAACATGCACTCATTGGTGTAGGTGTAACAGCCTTTGCCAAATCTGCAATATCGGCTTTTGCTGCTCAGGAAAAACAGCTTGCTTTATTTAGCAACTCACTTAGACAAATTGGCTTTGATTTTGCTGCTTCAGACTCACTAGCGTTTTTAAACAGTTTAAAGCTTCAATATGGCGTCGTTGATAGCCAATTACTCCCAGCCTACCAACAATTATTGACAACTACACGCAGCCTTGCAGCTTCTCAAAACCTCACTAACATTGCTTTAGATATTGCTGCTCGCCAAAACATTAGTGTTACTCAAGCGGCAGACGCGTTGAGCAAGGCTTATTTGGGTAATACAAAAAGCGTGGGCGCACTTGACTTAGGCATTAGTAAAGCCACTCTTGCTTCAGGTGATTTTTATGCCTTATTGAAAGAAATTACAACTATAACTAAAGGTGCTGCCGCTGCGGGTGCAGATACATTTTCAAATAAACTTGCAAGGTTAAAAGTAGCCGCGGACTTAGCAAAAGTAAGTATTGGTGCAGGTTTAGTTGAGGCTTTAATGCAGATTTCAAACTCAACAAGCATAGATCAATTACAAGTTAAAATTATTAACTTTGGTAAAGCTGCCGCTGAAACACTAAGCAATATAGGTACATTAATCTCAGAGAACATAGTTTTAATAAAATCGTTTGCAATTATCTTAGCCGCCGCCTTTACCGTTAACAAAATTGCTAGTTTTATTATTGCTCTAGAGGCAATTGTTAAGACTGTTAAAACCTTAAGAAATGCTTTACTAGCAAGCGCGATAGCGAGAAACTTCCTATTTAGCCCATTAGGCGCAGCTGCATTGACGGCTGGTATGTTTGCAGCCATTGGTCTAGCCATTAAAGGCGTTGAGAAATTAAGTGATTCATCAACAAAAGCCAAGGACAATTTATCAAATCTTTTCAGTTCCATGGGAGTTTCAGGGTTTACAGATTCATTAAACCTTTACGGTTCACCTGCTTCAAATGCAGCTGCTAGAGTTGCTAAAGACCAAAAAGCCGCTGCCGCTGCTCAATTAAAGGCAACAAAGGCTCAAACTAAAGCTGCCCAAGATCAAGCCAAATTAAAGAAAGCAAACACATTATTTGACATAGATCAAATTCAAATAATGGCTGCGCTTCAAAATCAACTGAGTGCAGATGAAAAACTTAGACTTTCATTACAATTAGCATTACTCCAAGGAAACGCAAGTGAGGCAGACCGCTTAGGAAAGCAACTTGCCATTAGTCAGTTACAAACAACAAACCTTGCTATTGCAATTGCCAATATACCTATGGCATTGAACCCATTTAAGGGTTGGGGTTCTGAGATTGATAACTTGCTTGCTAAGTTAATTGATATGTATAAATTATTAGGTCAAAAACCTGCGGACATTATTCAGACTGCGGCAAACAATGGAGTTTATGGAATTGGTGCAGTCGGTGGTTTAGTACGACAAAGAGAATATGATATGGCTGCCTCAGTAACTCAAATATCAGAAACAATGCAACCTGATTATCTTTCATATAGGGCAGGAGAAAGAGGGGACACTGTTGTTAACAATTATGTTATTAATGGTGCAACTCAAGGCTTAATTGAGGAAGTAAGAAATGGTTTGCTTGTTTCAAGTGCTTCAGGTTCTTTCTCGCTATCAAACAGAGCTACTAGAGGCGACTAATGGCTTTACCAGCAACACTTGATGTTTCGTTAGATTTCTCCTCGGGGGCTACCTTCGGAATTGGACTTACGCTCGACGACCCTGTGTTTGGTTTACTTGATACAGGTATTTTATCCGAATCTGCAACACCTTCCTTAATTGCCGATTTAACAAGCGTAACTAGAGTCATAAATATAAGGCGTGGACGAAACTTAACAAGAGATACTTACGAGGCTGGGGTTGCTACGGTAAGAATTTTTGACCCTAATTCATACTTTAATCCTCAAAATACTAGCTCTCCTTACTACGGACAATTAACACCTTTAAAAAAATTAAGAATTTCAGCCGCATACGCAGGTAACACTTATTATCTATTTAGTGGGTATACAACAGACTATGTTTACTCATACGACCAAGCGGAAAATGTTTCTTATGTAACTATTAATGCAAGCGACGCTTTTAGATTGTTTAACTTAGCAGCTATCACTACAATTACAGGTCAGGCAAACGGACAAGATACTGGCACTAGAATCAACAAGATTTTGGACACAGTAGATTTCCCAACAAGCATGAGATCAATTTCAACGGGAGATTCTCTTACTCAGGCAGACGCAGGTGATTCTCGCACTTCATTATCAGCTATTAAAAACGCTGAGTTCTCAGAACAAGGGGCTTATTATCTATCACCCGAAGGCAATGCTATATTTAAAAACAGGTCTGAGGTAATTTCTAGCGCGGGTGTTAGCCCAATTGCATTTAACCAAACAGGAGGTATTCCTTACAAAAACCTTAAGTTTGCTTTTGATGATAAATTGATTGTAAACCAAGCAAACATAACTCGCCTTGGTGGAACTACGCAAGTAAATGTCGACGCCGATAGCGTGGCAACTTACTTCCCACACTCGATTACTAGCTCTGATTTAGTAATACAAACCGACGCGGACGCAGCAAATATAGCTGCCATTTATGTAGCAACAAGGTCAGATACAACCATTAGAATTGATGAAATGACGCTTGACTTGCTTGACCCAAATGTGCCTACTGCAACCATTTTAGGCATGGATTACTTCACTAATGTTCTCATAACAAACATACAGCCCGACGGTTCTACAATAACTAAAAACCTGCAAGTGCAGGGGGTTGCTTGGGACATAACACCTTCCTCATGGCTAGGCACATTTAGCACGCAGGAAACTTTGGTGGACGGATTTATTTTAGACAATACATATTATGGTCAGTTAAATGACGATATACTTAGCTACTAGGGGGATACAAATATGGCAGCAGGATTAGGCTTTAAAACATTTGCCGTCGGAGAAATTCTTTCCGCCGCAAATGTCAACGGATATTTAATGCAGGGAGTTTTAGTTTTTGCTAATGCTACTGCTAGGGACGCAGCAATTACTTCACCTCAAGAGGGTCAGTTTGCATATTTAAAAGATACAAATGTAACCACATATTACACTGGCAGTGCTTGGGCAAACCTAGATACAACAGGTATGACAAACCCAATGACAACAACAGGCGACACAATCTATTCTTCAAGCGGATCAACTCCTGCAAGATTGGGAATTGGTAGTACAGGAAATGTATTAACTGTTGCGGGTGGCGTGCCTACTTGGGCTGCACCTTCAGGTGGTGCAACATACGCAATTTTTACAGATGAAAAAACTTCAGGAACTGATGGTGGAACATTTACTTCGGGTGCGTGGAGAACAAGAGATTTGAACGCAACTCAATATAATGGCATTGGAAGCGCATCATTATCATCAAATCAAATTTCTTTACCTGCTGGCACTTATTTAATAGAAGCAGAAGCATCAGGAAATCGAGTTGATCAGCATCAATTAAGATTGCAAAATATAACGGATTCCTCCACAACTATATTAGGACAAAATGTTTGGGCATTTGTTACATATTTTGTTAGCAATTTGAATAGAGTTTCTGGTGTTTTCACAATAGCGGGAACTAAAACTTTTGAATTACAACACAGATGCGCCACCACTAGAGCAGGCGATGGTTTTGGTTTAGCGGCAGGTTGGGGAACAGAAGTTTATGCAAGCATTACAATAGCAAAGGTGGCTTAATATGATTGATGTGGCATTAGGAATTGAAGCACTATTACCAGCAGCAGAATACTTTGGCAGCACCACCGCAAACACCAAACAATCTTTTGATGATTTGAATTGGTTAGATGCAAGAGTAAAACCTACTTGGTCTGCAGTTCAAGCTGCTTACAATGCTTTACCCGATGAAGTAAAAAACCCACCTAAGCCTTAGCACAATCTTGAGGAATTGTGTCTAAATGAAACCATGGTTATCAAAGGCGGCTGCACAGCTGAGAGAACAAATAGATGATTCATACCCAAGTCGCCTTCGTGGGGCTGATGGGTGGATTGCAGATTTGCGCCATCAATTGGCAGGTAAATCCGACCACATACCCGACGCTAAATCCAAATTTGTCGTTCGTGCAATTGACATTGACGCTCGCCTTTCTGACAACAAAGGGGATTCAATCTATTTGGCAAATCAGCTTAGACTCTACGCTAAAGATCACGGACGCATATCTTATGTAATTCACATGGGTCAGATTGCTTCTCCTATTCTTAATTATAAATGGAGAAAATATCGCGGATTTTCACCCCACACCCATCACATACATTGCAGTTTTCGCACCAATCAAGATTTAAACTCAGATTTTTTCGACATACCACTACTAGGGGGCAAATAATGAAAGTCAGCAATAAACAAAAAGCAATCCTCAAGGCATACTTTAAAGGAGTTTTAGTTTCCTTTCTTACATTTATTGCAAGCAATGAACTTGGGTTTGACCCGACTGTTTCGGTCATACTTGCCGCACTTGCCCACCCTGCGGTCAAAGCTCTAGACAAGGCTGATTCTGATTTTGGCATAGGCAGTAAAGAGTAATGTCAGCCCTTGAGTGGGCTGGCTTTGCAGCTGGAATTACCACAACTTTTATTGGAGTCCTTGCAGGGTTGCGCTATTTGGTTCGAGGTTGGTTAAATGAACTTCGCCCCAATGGCGGCTCAAGCATGAAAGACCAATTGACTGATTTACAAAAAGAAACGACACACCTTTCAAATCGAATAGATGAACTCTTTATTGTCATTAGTAGGAAGTAAACTTAAGACATGGCTGCTACTCGTAAAAGAAAAAAGATTAACCGTAGGGTTGTTCGCAGGTCACCCGAACCTTTATCTAAGCTTGATGTTTTTATGATAACCAAGCACGAGATTTACCGCGCAGCAAAAAAGGCAGGTTTTAGTAATGAGGTGGCTTGGTTCTTTATGCAAGAACCACACGCATTACCTGATTGGGTAAGCAATGATAAGCCCGACGCTTTAATTCCTCGCATTGACCCAACCGACGACGAGGACGACGAATAATTAAGCGCGTCGCGTTCACGCCCGACCTCCAAGCCCCATTTGTAAATGAGGCGGCAGTACGAGTATTTGGAAAGTTTTTAAGGAAATGGCAACCCCACCAAAATATCTGCATTGGTGATGAGATTGATTTGCCTTATCTTGGTAGTTTTTCTAGAGGTAGCATTGATGAGTTTAAAGGTAACATTGATGATGATAGAAAATACACTCAAGATATTCTTGAAT